GGTTGCCTTAATCCGCGAAGGCGTGCCCGCCAATAGTGGCAAATGGGCAATGCTGTTCGAAGATGCCCTGACCAATGAAGTGAAGGCCAAGACCAGCGACCGCGTAACGGTAAAAGGCAATGAAGTATTTGTTGACGGCATTGCAGTCAAAGATGATATTGCCATTGCCCTGCTTGCCCGTTTCCGCGAAGGCATGAAAGACGAACTGGCTTCCCTGCTGGCCTTCATGGATAAGCTGAAAGAAAACCCGTCCAAGCTTGCCCGCGAACATCTTTGGGCATTTATGGCACACAACGACATCCAAGTATTGCCAGACGGCGATGTTCAGGCTTGGAAGGTAGTTCGCTACAATTACTTGGATTGCCATAGCGGCACGATGGATAACAGTGTCGGCACGACAGTATCCATGCCCCGCGAAGATGTAGTGGAAGACCCGCATCAAACCTGCAGCGCCGGATTGCATGTATGCGCAAAATCCTATATCCCGCATTTTGCCCGTAGCACGAACCGCGTGGTAGCCGTTAAGGTCAACCCGAAAGACTTTGTGTCTATCCCTGTTGATTATGACGGTGCTAAAGCCCGCGTATGCCGTTATGTGGTAACAGAGGATGTAACAATAGATTTCCGCCCGTAATACCAATCGCGCCTAAATAGTAATAATCCCAATACGGAGACAACACCATGTTTACAACTATCTTAGGCGCGGTTAAACTTTGGCGCAAAGAGATTGCCATTTTCCTAGTCGTTATGTCGATGTACACGGTATGGTATCTTGACCGCCAAGCCCAATTCCGCGAAGGCAAGCAGGTGGCCACCCAAGAATTAACGGCCAAGCTGCAAACCGAGCGGGAAATCCATGAACGCCATATCCAGCAAATCAACGCCAACGCAAATGCCCGCATCCGCAATATGCAGGCACAAGTAGAAAGGGAACGCCATGAAACTCAACGCAGTATTGGCCGTATGCGCTCTGAGCTTGACAGCTTGCGCGGCTACGCCCAGCGTCAAATTTACACCCTCGAAAATCCCGACGGCACCTCAACCACCGTCCGCCTTGATGGCAAAACCGCTGCCCGAGGCTGGCAGCTTTTCCAACAGTGCGCGACAAGATATGCTAGAGTGGCAGAAATAGCCGACCGCCAGCGGGATGACCTTGCAGAGTGGAAAGGCTACGGTTCGGCAATCCAGCAATACAATGCCGAAATTTCCAAACTTAACCGCGAGAATGAATCCAAATGAACTTAACTGAAACCATCCGCCAAGCAGCCCGAGCTTGGTTCGAAGCCAACAACGCCAACGAGCAGGTTGCCTACCATCAAGCCCGCACTGCGCAATTCCATGTGGTTCGCAAGTACGCGCCGGATTTCGTAGAACTGCTCGGCTTGGATATGACCAAGGAATCTGATATGCACCTCTATCAGGCCTGCGTCGACTCCTTCTTGGAAGAATGCTTCCGCTTGGTAGAAGACTAAACACCCTTGGGATGGGTAAGGCAAACCCCCTAATCTTGAGCAATCGGGATTAGGGGGTTTCTTTATGTGTTACAATCATTCCTGTTCTGCAATGTACTGGCGCAAGGCAATTTCAAATACGGCGGAAGCGAAATCAACCAGCGCATTATCTTTGCTATCGGCTTCGGCAACCATTGCGGGATTATCCAAACCACCGTTGAACACTAATTGACCGAAATGGCAAGTGAAATGCGAGCGGGCAAATGCAGCGGCTCGCATTTTATCTTCTACGCTTTCAGGCAAATCGGCAATGCTGGCGCAGTAAAACGGGCAGTCTTCCCACATTTCATCTTCAGGGGTAAGGGATTTGGCAATATCGCAAAGCGTTTCATAACGGGCATTGAAATCGGCGATGTGTTGGATTAGCGACATGATGTTTCCTTTCTGTTTCCATGCTTCGCATTATAAGCCAATATTGATTTAAATGCAATATGCGACAATGTAAAGATTGCTTCTATCCACTTTCGCATCACAAACGCGAAATTCAGGCCTTCAACCCCTAGAGGTAGGCTAGGGTATTACCCTAATGCTTCGTCGCAATCTGTGGCCATCTGTGACCAGAGAAATTGCATTGACAGAAAACTATGTTATACTATGTGAAAACACACGCGAAAGGGAAGCCCGTATGGCGCATTATGTCGATAAGCAGAAATTGCATGAAGAAATCCTGAAATATCAGGCCGAACTTAAGGAAGCCGAAGAGAAAGGCCTGCCTGAACCGAAAGCCAACCGTTATATTGCCCAAGCCATCCTTGATATGGTCAAGGGGATGGGGCAGAAATTTAATTACCGCGACTATACTTGGCTCGATGAAATGCAGGGAGCAGCCATCATATCTTGTGTAAAGGCCATCAAGAAGTATGACCCCGAGAGAAGCAATAATCCGTTTGGCTTTCTTGACCAATGTATCGCATGGGCATTCCATGCAGTAATCAAAGAAGAAAACACTAGGGCTGCCCGCAAGGTAGAGATGATGCGGGATATGACTACCGATTACTTCAGCCGTGCCCCTGATGGCACAGAGTTCATGATACCCCGTGAAGAATTACTGAAGATGCTAGATGAGTAAAGATGTTAATGGTTACTCGCTGGCTATTGGGTTGACCCTCAACAACCAACCCCATGCTAATAGAAATAAAAGTATTGATTTTTAAAGCAATCATGAATTGCCCTGAATTTGTAGATAGATATTAATGATTAGCCTAAATCTAACACGGTTTCCCTTCCTGTGCCCAAAATTTAGGCAAAATCTGGCAGAAATGCCATGTAACATCTTAATGATTGTCAAGAAAAGATGGGGTTGACCCTCAACAACCAACCTCATGCCAATCCAAATAAAGTTGTTGAATTTTAAACAGTTTTCTAAAATGCCTATTTTTCAGTATATTTGTTAATGATTGCCTAGAATCCATCCAATATCCCTTTCACGGCTAGGCAATCCCCGCAAATCCTGCTACAATCGCCCTACTTTTTACATCTCCACAAGGAGCTTTTTCATTATGGCCAAGATTGCCATTATTACCGACACCCATTTCGGGGCATCCAAATCCGACGAATGGCTACTGCAAAAGCAGATGGATTTCATCCAAGACACATTCTTCCCTTCTCTAGTAGAACATCATATCTTCGACGTTATCCATATGGGCGACGTCTTCGATAACCGCCAAAACCTGAACACCAAGATGCTGGATACTGTTTACAGCGGTTTCTTTGCGCCCCTGCGCGATAGCGGGGTAAATCTGCGCATATTGCTTGGCAACCATGACATCTACTACAAAAACACCAACCGCTATCACAGCCTGTTCCCGCTGCCGGATATTTTCGACAATGTTACCCTGCTTGACTGCTTTGATGATTACATGATTGCAGGCGAGCCGTTTGCAGCCTTCCCATGGATTAACAACGATAATCTTGAACAGGCTTTGCATCATGCCAAGACATCCCATGCCCGCTTTGCTGTGGGGCATACCAACATTATCGGCTTTGAGATGCAGCGTGGGCGCTTAGCCGATTACGGCCTGACAGCCGAGACCTTTAAGCGCTTCAACATGTTCTTGACAGGCCACTTCCACCTACGAAGCCGCAAGGGCAATATCGTTTATACGGGTAATCCCTATTACCTGTCATGGGCTGATTACAATACAGAGAAAGGCTTTGCCATCTTGGATACCGAGACAGGCGAGCTATCCTATATCGCCAATCCAGACGACCCCTATGCCCGCCTGCAGTATGAAGCTATAGTCCATTCAACCTTCGACCCGGCTGCCTATCAAGGCAAGATACTTGAATTACAGGTTAAGGATTTCGCCGTATCTGACCACGCAGAGTTCCGCGTATTGGTAGATGAACTGCAAAAGGCCTGCTACAAGTTCAATGTGGCCGTTCAATCCAATATTGAAACGGTATCTGATTTATCCGAAGCCGTTAAGCTTGACAGTAATGGCGGGATTGGCGCTAAAGACACCATCTTGGCTTGTATCGACGGTATCGAAGTTCAAGGCATGGATAAATCCCGCATCAAGGCTATTTTGGGCAAGCTGTACGAAGGGGCACAGGCATGAACAACCACATCACATTTAAAAAACTGACCTACCGCAATATCCTGTCAGTAGGGGCAATGCCCATCACGTTAGATTTAACCAAAAGCCCGACGACGGCCATCCTTGGCGCTAATGGGCAAGGCAAATCCGTATTTTTGGAAGCGCTGGCCTTTGTACTGTATGGCAAGCCCTATAGGGATGTGACCAAAGGTAAACTGGTCAATAACAAAAACAACAAAGACCTCCACGTCGAGGTCGAGTTTGAAATCGGGCAATCTACTATCATTGTTCAGCGCGGTATCAAGCCCGACGTGTTTAATATCCTGATTGACGGCAAACTGGTCGACCAAAACGCCAGTGCCAAGGATTATCAGGCATATCTTGAGTCAAACTTGTTGCGCATGGATTTTGATACCTTCAAGCAGCTAGTGCTTATCGGTAAAACTTCCTATGTTCCCTTCATGCGCCTAAATGCGCCCAAGCGCCGGGCATTTGTAGAATCCGTGTTATCGCTGGATGTATTTGCCAAGATGACGGCACTTCACAAAACGCAGAGCGCCGAGACCCTGAAGCTGGCCAATGACGCCAATGCCGATTTGCAATACTTGCAAGGCCAAGTATCCGCCACAAAGACCATGATTGCGCGTATCATTGAAGAAGCGGCCAAGGCTGCCCAAGACCGCAGCGCGGAGTATAAGGCCGATATGCAGCGCCTGATTGAACGGGTTGAAGAACAGAAAGCGGCCATCCAAGATTTAACCGCCAAGCGGGCAGCGATTAACTTAGAATCAGTCAAGGCCATGCGCGAATCTGCCGAGAAGGAAAAGACTGCCAGCAGTCAAGAAATCGGCAAGCTGCAAATCCGCAAGGCCGACGTTGATGCCCGCCGGGCATTTATCCGCGATAATAACACCTGCCCTACCTGCAGCCAACAAATCGACAGGGGCTTTAAAGAAAACTACCTGATGGAACTGGATACCCAAGCAGAGAACTACGAAGATACCCTGCAGCGGAGATACAAAGAATATGACCGTCTGCAGGCCGAGCTCAAAGAGAAAGACGAGCTTATTCAACAGGCTGCTAGGATGGATGACCTATTGCGCAGCCTGAAGCAATCCAACCAATCCCTATTAAAGAATATGGCTGATATTGCTGCCAAGCTTAACGCCCCGGCAACCGCCACGGCAGATACCACAAAAGATGAAGCCAAACTGAAAGAACTTGAACAGGCCGTCGCCACTAAGCGCGAAGAACTGAATGCCCTACAGGCAGAAGTTGAATACAATAACATGGTAGCCAAGCTGCTCAAGGATAGCGGTATCAAGGCCGTGATTATCGAACAGTTTATTCCCACCATCAATAATACGATTAACCTTTATCTGCAGAAATTGGGCTTGTTTGCCACCTTCAGCATCAACAACCAGTTTGAAGAAGAAATTAAGATGCGCGGCTTTGAGCCGATGCAGTATAATCAACTATCTGAAGGCGAAAAACTGCGCTTCGATATGGCCGTTATGCTGGCTTGGCGCGATATGGCAAGGCTGAAATCCAATATGTCATGCAATCTGCTAATCATGGACGAGGTATTTGACAGCAGCCTTGACCAAGAAGGCGTCACTGCTTTTGCAGACCTGCTAAAATTACTGGGCGGGCTGAATGTGTTTGTGATTACGCACACCCCAGAAAAACTGGCCGACAGTTTCCGTTCCTTTATCCGCTTCCAGCGGGTAGAGGGCTTTACCACCCTAGCCCCTGTTAGCGGCTTTTAATCTTGTACTTGGAGTTTATCCTTATGAAAATCTCACAGAAAACCCTCGAAATCCTGAAGAACTTTTCCGGCATCAATAACAGCATCTTTATCAAGAAGGGCAGCCGCTTGGCGGTTAAATCCTTCGGCAATACCATTGTCGGCCTGACCCCGATTGAAGACGAGTTTCCGGTAGATTTTGCCGTGATTGATATGTCGGAGTTCTTGAACGTAGTATCTTCATTCGACGACCCCGAGTTCGAGTTTGAAGAGCGCTGCGTGAAAATTAGCGGGGATAACCGAACCGTTACTTACTATTACGGCAGCCAAGCCTACCTTGAGAGCGCCAACGTTATCCCGAAACGCGATACCCTGCCGGATTTGAACAATATCGTGGCAGCCTTCACGCTGTCTGAACACGATTTAAACAATATCCGCAAAACTGCCGCTATCCTGCGCTTGGAGCGTATCGGTATCAGCAAAACGGGGGTTCGCCTGTTCACACCCAACAAGCCGACCAGTAACGAAGTAAAATTCGACATCCCGGTAGAATGCCAAACCGAAGACGAATATCAATGCAATATCGATTTGCTGAAGATGATTCCCGACACCTATACGGTGCGCATTCAAAACGGCGACTTGGTAGTCTTTGAGCGCACCGATGGCTTGGCTTATGTAGTCGGCTTGGAGCGCAAATAATCATGACTACCGTTCTTCATAATCCCCGCGAATTCTTGTTCGTGGAAAAATACCGCCCGCAAACCTTGGATGATTGTATTTTGCCCGAGCGAATCCTGAAGCCGTTTCGGGAAATGGTTAAAAAAGGCGAAATAATCAATACTTTGCTAGTGGGTTCAGGTGGTGTGGGTAAAACCACCGTCGCCAAAGCCTTGTGCAAAGAATTGGGATGCGACTATATTGTCATCAACTGTTCTGAAAACGGTAATATTGACACCCTGCGCACTACCATTAGGGAGTTTGCATCTACCGTATCGCTTGACGGGGGGATAAAAGTCGTTATTATGGACGAGAGCGACGGTTTAACGTCAACTACCCAACAAGCCCTGCGAAACTTCATTGAGGAGTTCTCGGTAAACTGCCGTTTCATCTTTACCGCCAATTTTAAGAACAAAATCATTGAGCCGCTGCATAGCCGCTTGCTCGAGTTTGATTTCACATTAACCAAAGAAGAAAAACCCGCTATCCTGATGGCATGGGTTAAACGCCTAACCCAAATCATGCAGCAGGAAGGTATCCAATACGACCCTGAATTGCTGACCAAGGTGGCCGTGCATTTCTTTCCAGATTTCCGCAAAACCCTGAACAATATCCAGCGCTACAGCCAAAGCGGCACATTGGAAATCGGCGCATTGGGTATGGCCAGTTCGGAAATGGTTGACGTCATCTACGAGATGCTCAAAGGCAAGAAGTTTTCCGACATGCGCAAATGGGTAGCCGAGAACCCTGACACCGACATCAACGTGTTAGGCCGTTCCTTGTATAACCATATCGACCAGTATGTTCAGCCTGCCAGTATTCCACAGTTCATCTTGCATTTCAACGACTACCAGCACAAGAACTCAATGGTAGTCAACAAAGAAATCAACCTGATGGCCTTCCTGACCGAGTTAATGGCAGACTTGCAATACATCTAGGAGATAGATTATGTCACTATCGCCTTTTGATATTGCCAAGAACATCAATGCACAGGCAGGTATCCTACCGCTTGAAGAAGTATCCGGCAGCGATTACATGTTGAACGCCATTTACTCCAATACCAAGGATACGGTATTTGCAGCCAATGAAGCCAACAAGTTCGGCTATCACTTGCCCAAGGATGCGACGTATCGCTTCTACTATCACTTGCTGCCAAAGAACCCACGCCGTTACGGCAAATGGCACAAGCGCCCTGTGGTAGATGACGATATTAAGCTGATTAAGCAGGTTTACGGCTACAATACCGAGCGGGCTTTGGAAGTATTGCCCGTGCTGCAGGATAGATTGCCAGCTTTGCGTGATTACGCCTTTCAAGGAGGGTTTGGACGATGACAGATGTTGTACTATGGGAAATCGAACCCTTGAGCAAGCGCGAGCTGATTACGCTTAGGGAAACCCTGCGCCGTATCGGCCTAATGAAGTTTGTCAAGGGGGAAGGCTATACCCTGCATAGAATGTGTTACTGCTACATAGTCGGCAAGCGCCAGTATCTATGCCATGCCAAGCAGTTCAGAGCCTTGAAACGGGGCAATCAGCCTATCCCCGAACTGGATGAAGATGACAAGCAGTATTTGGAAAATATTGTTCATCTGCTCCATAGATGGGGATTGGCAACCGTATATGGCACACCGCAGTTCCGCGACAGCCATAAAGTAAACGTGGTTAAGTATCACGATTTTCGTAAATTTAATTATGATGGAGGATTATCATGAATCATCTTTGGACTATCACCAAATGCAAACCGAATGCCATTGCGCCCAAGAAGGCTACTCAAGACAGCTTCGCCTTTGACCTGTCGGCCTGTATCAACAGCGGGGATTATGTGCCCGTATGGTTTGACGATAACCACAAGACTATCGTGGAAACTAAGGTATTGCCTGAAACTGGCGAACTGGGCTTTTGGTTAGAACCTAACGGGCGTGCCTGCATCCCTACAGGCCTGAAGTTCAATATTGCTGCCGGATACGGCGTATTGATTGTTCCACGCAGCGGCTTGGCCTTGAAACACGGCTTATCCCTGATTAACTGCGTGGGCGTGATTGATGCCGATTACCGCGAAGAAGTCGGTATTACCTTGTTCAATACCACCCGCCAGCGCCAGTTCATCCCCCACGGCACACGCCTGTGCCAAGCCTTCTTGTCGAAGATGGAAAACAACGACTTGGAAATTGCCGAGGGCGAAGAAGCCAAGCCAACGAAAGGCGGGCGCAAAGGCGGATTCGGCAGCACAGGCACAAAGGCCTTAGAACAAGATGAATGCGCCGAAGAAGACAAGCCCAAAGGCAGACGTAGTGCTGGAACTACCACGCCTTATGAAAGCCGTTTAGACCCTGTAATCACTGACGGGAGAATCAAAAATGAATGACGTAATCTTATTGCTAACACAGCAAGGCGCAATCATTGGCCAAGTGATTAACCGCAATCTTGACAATGAAGTCGAACTGGCCAACCCCGTATTGGTTAATCGCAGCATGAATCAGGTTATGTTTGTGCCTTTGTTGGATATGACTGAAGAAACCAGTATCACGGTATCTGCCAAAGACTGCCTGTTTGGTTTCAAGGAGTACACGCCTATCCCGCAAGTGGCCGAACAATATCGGCAGATGTTCAGTAAGATTGTCGCCCCACAGCAATCCATTATCGCCCCGCGATAAACGCCGATAAAGAAACATCCCTATCCGATGCGGTAGGGATGTTTTTACATATATAGGCCACAGTCGCTTCACAATCGCCACAGATTGCGACGACGCATTAGGGTAATACCCTAGCCTAGTTCTGGCGTTTAACGCGCTGGCTTCGCGTTTGTGAAGCAGTATCGGCCAATTGCTGAACTTCAACGGCTTCCGCTTCTTCAGCGGGGATTTCTTCAGGGGATTCTTCTTCAATTGCTTCTTCATCTTCAGGTAAATCCGGTTGTTTATTGCCCAACCGAGTTGAAATCCACTTGGCAGCCGTAGCATGCCCTGCCACTGTGCCCAAGTAAATCAGCCAAAGTTCAGGCAACACATGCGTGCGCTCCGGGTCAAAATTAATCTTAAGCAGGGATATGGTCGTTACCGTATAGGCTACGTTAGACCAAAACTTGGTATGCGATACCTTATTGCCCGCTGCATCCGATGTAATCAAATCCGACATATCCTTGCCAGCAGCGGCGCGGTAAAATACAATAAGCAGATACACGGTAGTGGCCACGGCAAAGCCGACACCAAAGCCCTGTATCAAATCCGACATTTGCGAAAGGTATTTATCCATGAGCAGTCCATTCTATACGAATGTGAGTATCCAAAAAAACAAGGTAGTGCACCGATTTGTCGACAAGCACGGAAACAGGCAAATCGAAGTCGTGCCCCATCAATTCAATTTATTTATCAAAGCTAAGGGGACTGACGAACCCGATAGTTTTTCTTTATATGGCGACCCCCTGAAGCGCAAGGTATTTGACAGCAACCGCGAGATGCGCGAATACGTCAAAGAGTATAACGACCTATTCGACATCTACGGCATGCAGGATGCCTATATCCAGTTCATTGCCGATACTTACCCTGAAGAAGAGATTGCCTTTGATATGCAATATATCAGGATTGCCAATATCGATATTGAGACGGAAATTGGCAAAGGCTTTCCCAAGCCCCAAGAAGCGATGCAGCAGGTAAACTCCATCACAGTTCGCATGATAGGCAGCCCAAACAGCATTACGTTTACCACATTAGACTACCGCCCCGAACTGGATACCATGAAAGATGATTACAGCGAAGTAATCGTCTGCAGGGATGAAGTTGAATTGTTTAAGAAATTCTTAAACTTATGGCAATATCTAAGCCCGGATGCTGCGACTGGCTGGAACTCCTCAAGGTTTGACTTCACTTTTTTAATCAATCGCGGCTTGAAGATAGTACCAGACGACATTTACAAGCTATCACCCATCTACAAGCATGTCTATGGCAGCCCCTTTAGGGATGTATCACGATTTGAAGGCAAGCCCGAAGGCAGCATTTATGAAATTGCAGGCTTAGACCTTCTCGACTACCACGACCTATACAAGAAGTTCAATTACGATACCCTGCCGGATTACAAGCTTGAAACGGTGGCGCAGCACGAGCTGGGCAAAGGCAAACTGGATTATTGCGGGTTTGACAGCCTGAAAGAGTTTTACTTGGGCAATCCCACTATGTTTGTCAGGTATAACATCCGCGACGTGGCTTTGATTAACGAGTTAGACGAAAAACTGAAATACCTGTACTTGGTTTATACCGTGGCCTATCAGGGGCATGTTAATCCCACGCACATCTTTGGTGAGGTCAAATACTGGGATTGCGTGGTTTATAACGAATTGAAGCGGGCAGGGATACAGATACCGCCGAATCGGCAAAAACAGAAACAGCCGTTTGTCGGCGCATTTGTAAATGATGTGATAGTGGGCAAATCCCGTTGGGTGGTGGCCTTCGATTTAACCTCGTTGTACCCCATGGTCATCAAGCAGTACAATATCAGCCCCGAAACATTGCGCCATCCTAGCCAAATGCGGGAAGGCCTGATAGACGAACTGGTGGCATGCAAGCCCGACATACCCGAATTACTTGAAGCCAAGCGCCTAGGTTATGCCATGACGGCCAACGGCGCGATGTTTGATAAATCCCGCTTGGGTTGGTTTCCCAAGATTATTCAGAAATTCTTTGATAAGCGCGTGGCTTATAAGAAGGAAATGAAGAAGTGGCAGAAAGAGCTTGAGCGCCTTCTTCAGCAGCCCACAAAAGATAATGCAGCGATTAACCACGCAATAAGCCAAATCGCTGTCTATGATGCTCGCCAAATGGCCGTTAAAATTGCCATTAACTCACTTTACGGCGCACTAGGCAACGAAGGATTCCGCTACTATAACCACAGTATGGCTGAAGGTATTACGACTTCCGGCCAGCTTGCCAGCCGCTATATTGAGCGCAAGGTGGTTGAATTACTGAACAAGATGCTGGGCAAAGACAAACCTGCAGAAGAATGGGTGGTCGCCGGGGATACGGATAGTGTAGTCGGTGATACAATTATTGACGTTGATGGCGAAAAAATAATGATTGCAGATTTGTTCAATCGTTATGCCAATAACGCATTTAAAGGCCGTGACGCACATGATTTCATTTGCCGCATTGATGATGCTACTACATTGTCTGTCAACAGAGATGCCCAAGAAATCCAGCGGAAACAGATAACCCATGTCATGAAGCATAGGGTTAAGAAGGAAATGTTTAAATTAACGGTAAACGGAAAATCTGTTATCGTTACAGCAGACCATTCATTGATTGTTGAACGCGATAGGGGATTGCTTGATTGTACGCCTGCCCAAGTTTCGCCATCTGATAAGGCTGTTATGCTGAATGGGATGCGCTTAGAAAAAATAGGCGACTTCACAATAGAATCCCTTGGCGTTCAAGAATTGGATGTCTACGACATTGAAGTTGAAGGCCATCATAACTTTTTTGCCAATGGGATATTGGTGCACAATTCGCGCTATTTTACTCTTGGGCATATCGTCGACAAACTAACCGCTGGCCAAGACTACCCGCTTTCCAAACTGGTTGACCTTGTCGACGCCATAGCGGCGCAATCGATTGAACCGCATATCGAGAAATCCTATGAAGAATTGGCTGACTACCTAGGCGCTTATACCAATGCTATGTCGATGAAGCGCGAAGTAATCGCCGACGTCGGGATATGGCGTGCCAAGAAAAACTATATCCTGCGAGTTCACGACAATGAAGGCGTAAGGTATGCCGAACCCCACATTAAGATGATGGGCATTGAAACGGCACGGTCAGAACTCCCGGATTTCGCAAGGGCGGAAATGATTGAATGCCTGAAGCTGATACTAGACGATGATAAGGAAGCCGAGCTTCAACAACGCCTTGAAACCTTCCATGAGTATTTCATCAAGCGCCCGCCAAATGATATTGCCCGCAATAAGGGCGTCAACGGGATTGAAGAATGGAGCAATGGATTGGTGGCCAAGCCACGCGCCCCCTTCAATGTTAGGGCAAGCGTATCATTTAACCGATTGCGCCAAGAGAAGAAGCTGTTTGATATTGCCCCGATAGAATCAGGCGACAAGGTCAAGATTATCCGGCTGACAGAACCCAACCCAACAGGCTATTACTATTTTGCCTATAAGGATGATTTACCGCCGGAGATGGGCTTGCATGAATATATCGACTACGAAGGCCAGTACGAACAAATGTTCTTATCACCCATCAAATCCTTTACCGATTTGCTAGGCTGGAAAACCGAAGCGTCGGCCTTGGATGATTTCTTTTAATCTGCTATAATGCAGCCCGTAAATAACCACGGTGGCGTGCCCAACCGGTGCGCCACCTATTTTTGCATCTATATCTCAAGGAGTAGCCATGTCAGATTTACTCAACAAGCTAAAGGCCAGTACAAAAAACAAGCTGGTTAATGTATTATCCGAATCCGATGTATTCAATGTCAAAGATTGTGCCACGACCCCTATCCCGGCATTGAACCTAATCCTATCAGGCGATGTACTGGGCGGATTGCCCACAGGCATCACGACCATTGCTGCGCCGTCAGCCCACTTCAAAACCATCTTGGGCTTGTTCATGGTCGCATCCTATATGCGCAAGTATGATGACGCCGTTTGCATCTTCTACGATTCAGAGGGTGGTGTAACCCAGCAAACATTCGAGTCCATGGGAGTTTCTGCCGACCGTATCCTGCATGTGCCCGTGAGCGATATTGGCCAGTTAAGAACCGAGATTACAAACCATCTGATTAACATCAACCGTGGCGACCACGTGATTATCTTTATCGACAGTATCGGGATGCTACCAAGCCTGAAGGAAGTATCCGATGCTGAAGACGGCAAGAATGTGGCAGATATGACCCGTGCTAAGGATATGGGCAGTCTGTTTAGAATCATGAATGCCAAATCTGTTGTGTTGAATATCCCGATTGTTGTTGTGAATGCGGTTTATCAAACGCTGGAAATGTACAGCAAAACAGAGATGAAAGGTGGGTGTGTTGATGGAGACACTAATATTGTTACCCGACGCGGGCTTGTACCGATGAAAGAAGTATTAGTTGGTGATGAAGTATTGACCCACAATAATACTTGGAAACCCGTTACACATACATGGACACCTGAAACCTTGGATGAAGGTAATCCCGAATGCTACGAAGTAGAATTTGAAGATGGCAGCAAGGTTGTTTGTAGTTACCGCCACAAATTTTTGACTGAAAACGGGTGGCAACCCATAACTAATCTATCAGAAGGGCAAACAATACTTTGATAGAAGCCTATCATGCTCTTGTAAATATATCCTATATATAAACCACAGGAGCATGATAATGAATTTAAAACATGTTGTTTACCGCATCCATTTTCTTCAAAACATCAAAAATTCTGTTTATCCGTATTATTACATTGGCTCGAAAAGTTATTGTAATTTCGACGGCAAGAACATGATAGACCGCGATGGGAAGGTTTACTATACAAGCGGGAAGCTGTCAAAAATTTTAATGAAATCGCAAGATTATCTTGTTGAAATTTTGTGTGAAGTCGAAGATTTAAACGATTTAATACCTATCGAACTTGAACAGCAGCTACATTACAATGCGCTGGAAGATGATAGTTATGCAAACATGATGCCCGCCACTGGCGGAAATTTCTGCAATCCCGATTTTGTAACTGTAAAAACTACAGACGGCAAATCATTGCGTGTGTCGAAGAAAGATTTTGAAGAAGGGGGTTATGTCGGGGTTTCAAAAGGCCGTGTATGGATTAACGATGGTATAAAACACAAAACGGTTGAACAAAACGATTTGCCAAAGTATCTTGAAGAAGGATGGGTTCAAGGACGGTTAATTGATTGTAAAGGCGAAAAAGGAGGGTTTTATGGAAAGCATCATACTGAAGAAGCAAAGGCCAAATTTTCAGCATACAATAAATGGTTCGCTCAAACCGAACGTGGGAAAGAATTAACCCGTCAATTTTTAGCAAGGATGCAAAAACTACGTGACGAAGGTAAGCGTATAGGCTGGCAACCAGATGTGATTGCACGGGGCTTGAAACGTTCGTATCAAACATGCAAATTTTATCGGACGGCGTATAATATCATCACACACAAATCCGAGCGCGTAACCCATGAAGATTTTAGACACTTGGTTAATCGGCGGATTTGGATGACTAAGGAAATGTATAACCGAACACTAAATCCGTTATCTTTTACTTGTTCGGTATGCGGGGAAACCGCCGAGACAAAATCAGCGTATATTCGGTATCATGAAGATAACTGTGTGAAATCCCCTATCTGTAAAAGGTTTGATAACTGGAAGCCATGGGAAAAAGAAACCAAACCGTCGCGCTTGTACATACTTTCAAAATTAGATTTTATTTGGCAAACCTATCAACAACCTACAACAGTCAATAGGCAAACCCGCATGATTTTTGCGATGCTGCGTTCTCATATAGACATTGACCGTTTTGATGAAACTTTTGTTAAACAACTTCGCTGGCGAGTTGGATATTTCCATTTCAACCCATTAAACAATCAATCTTGGAAAGCTTTTAAGGAGCGTTATGATGAAAATCAAGAAAATTACGAAACTGGGCTGTCGGCCTGTTTTTGATATTACGGTCGCAGACGATAACAGTTATACGCTGGAAAATGGGGTAAAATCCCACAACACCGGCGCAAGATATTCAAGTCAACAAATTCTGTACATTAGCAAGGCCAAGGATAAAGACGGCGATGAACTCTTAGGCTACCGCTTCCGTATTACCGCCAACAAATCCCGCTATGTCCGAGAAGGTGAGTCTATCCCGCTTATGGTATCCTTTGAAAACGGTATCAGTAAGTGGAGCGGAATGTTCGAACTTGCCCAAGAGTTCGGTTGGATTGTTTCTGAAACACGCGGCTGGTATCAGCTTTGCAACAAGAAGACGGGCGAAATCCTGCCTGACAAATACCGGGCTAAAGACCTTATCGACAACGGCGAAGTTTACCTGCGCTTATTTACATGGGGTTTGGCCGATGAGCTGAAAGCCCATTACACCCTATCCTATAAAGCCACTTTCCAAGGGGATTTTGAAATTGACTACAGCAAAGCAGCAAGCGAAGAAAAATAGGTTATCTTGGCACGACCGCTTGGGGTTCATTACGCTGCAGCCCGGCCAAGTATTAAACAGCAGGGGTGAAGTGATTGAGCAAACCATCTATCCTTTAAGCGTGATGATATTCTGCAAATCGCTGGCCAAGGATATAGGCGGGTATTGTATTCGCGTTCAATACCACGGCGAAGAAGCCGAGTATATTACAGGCTGGGACAGTTATTTGACACGCAGCGACTATGCCTTGCATGCCCTGCATCAAATCCTGTTATATATCCCCGATGGGATACGCATTGAGCTAGTGCATAACAGCGCGGCGATTAGAGACGTATTAGATGGCACATCCGAAGAATGGGAAACCCTGTTCAAGTTTGCCAGCCTTAACGCCACGGCGCGATGCAAAGACCACATCTATGCCAGCCATGCCCTGAAAGAAACCAACCCCGATGCGGTAGAAACCCTGAAAGCCTTGGCTGCCATGCTTGAATACAGCTTTGCAGCCGATAAGCAGTTAGTTCATACCACAGATTTTGAAGGCATCCTGACCAGAAGAGACCGTTTGATACAGGAAGCCGAAAGAAAGGAACAAGAAGATGATGCAGATTGAATTGAGAGAGAAACCGTCCCGTGCCACGCTGGTATTAACACAGGGGCAAAGCCAAGGCGAACCTGTTTTCCGCTTTGCAATGGCTGCCCATGGTAAAGATGGCACGTTTTACTTTGCAGGCCAAGACAAATCATTGGCCGATATTGCCGCTTGGATTAAATCATTGCTGGCCGATGATGCCAAGGTTATTCATAACTCCGATGTGCTGCCCCTGCAAAACGAATTATTCCAGCATGCCGATGTCAACAGCGACTATCCCCTGCTATCCAACATCATTGTCTATACCCGGCGCAAACGCCTGACCAAGTGGCTGACCTACAATCTGCTATCCCTGAAAACCGAAAGCGATGTGAATTTGCTGACGCCGATTTACGATGAAGAAGGAAACGAGGTATTGCCGGATACCAGCCTTGAAGACCCGATAGATGTGTTTAACGATATGGTGGATAGGATTAAACGCTCTGAAGAAGCTGCCCTAGCCCGTAACCCGATATTGTCGACTTTGATGTAATATCGGGAGTTAGCAACATGTCTATCTCCCAAGAACAGATTATCCTAGCGGCTCTATGCCGTGATAAATCCTTTACCACATTAGCCGCTCCGTTTCTTAAGCCCGACTACTTTACCGAAGTTGCCGACAATACAGTCTATGAAGCCATCAACGCCTACATAGCGACTTATGATGCCCTGCCATCCGAAGCGGCTTTGCTGTACGAAGTAACCAAGGGCGAGATACCGCCTGAAAAGAAGGCTGAACTCGAAGGCTATGTGGCCGATTTGTACAAGATGGATTTGCCCACGGCAGAATGGCTGAAAGACCATGCCGAGAAGTTTTGTCGGGAAAAGGCTGCCTATAATGCCATCATGACATCTATCGCCATCTATAACGGCGATGAAAAGAAGCTGAAGCCTGAAATCATCCCCGATATGCTTAGGGATGCGGTTAATATCACGTTTGACGTATCAATCGGCCATGATTGGCTGGAAGACGCGGCTGCCCGCTATGAATACTATACAAACCCGATTGCAAGGATACCGTTTCAGTTGGATGTCTTTAACAGGATTACAGGCGGTGGTGTACCAAGAAAAACCCTGAATATCGTGGCTGCAGGGGTAAACGCGGGTAAAACGGGCTTCATGTGCAACCTAGCTGCAGGCTATGTCAAGGCTGGATACAATGTACTGTATATCACGCTCGAGATGGCCGAGGAAGAAATCAGCCGTCGTATTGACGCCAACCTGCTTAACGTGCCCATGGATAGATTGCCCAAGATTGGCAAAACCGAGTTTCTCAATCAGATTGATTACATCAAGCAAAAAGGCTACGGTAAGCTAATCTTGAAACAGTATGAAGCGGGTATAGGCCATTCAGGGCATTTCCGCCACATCATCCGCGAATTGAAGGCCAAGCGGAATATTGATATTGACGTAATGTTTGTCGATTACCTAGGCATTTGCGCCAGCGCTTTAATCAGCCACGGTAAATCCAACAGCTATGAGTATCAAAAGTACATTGCCCAAGAGCTGCGCAATATCGGGATGACGCATGATATAGCAGTTTGGACTGGTGTGCAGTTTAACAGGCAGGGCATGAAGAGTTCAGACAATTCGATGGAAGATGTAGCGGACTCTATGGGTGTGCCAGCAACTGCTGACTATATGGTCGCCCTAACCCGCACCGACGAACTGGATGAAATGAATCAGGTGATGTGCAAGCAAATCAAGTCCCGCTATGGCGACAAATCCGAGTTACTGCGCTTCGTGGTTGGCGTCAACCAAGCCCGCCAGCAATACTACGATGTCGAAAACCCCGCATTATCCAAACTGAAAAACGCCGAGACCAAACGGATTGAAGCCGATGCGGGGTCATTCAAGACAGGCGGAACTGCAGCACGTTTTGCCAATTTGCTGTAAATAGGGTTATCTGTATAACCCGTAAAGGAATTATCATGTCTGATTACCAGTTCAAACACAAACCCCTGCATGAAAACGTATTACGCACAGCAGGCCTGCGCAGTAAGAAGTCTGCTATGTTTGGGATGGTTCGAACCAACAAAGACGGCAGCCCTAGACCGCATCAAGGCGTAGACTTAGCTGTCGACAATGGCTATCGCGTTTATGCCGTGGATGACGGAGTAATCGCCGATGTAGCCCGTGGCAATGACGGGTATGGCTGGACAGTAACCCTGAAAATTAAAGACGGCTTGTATGCCTTCTATGCCCACTTATCCAGTATCAAGTGCCAAGTTGGCCAGCAGGTAAAAGCAGGCGACCGTATTGCATT